TATAACTTGTATTTGATCCAGTTGCAACATTAGAATAATTCGTATTCGAACCTGTTGAAACACCGTTATAAGTGGTATTTAAACCAGTGTCAACATCTTGATAGTGAATAATAAAAGGCTCTCCAACGGTTGCGGTTAATGTAAATGTTGGCAATCCAACAACTTGATCTTTAGGATTTACACTACCTATAGCAGCACTAAATGATAGTCCTGTTAGTCCCATTATTTGATCAGGAACATCTACGATACTTCCTTGTTCAGAAGTTACAGATTGACCTGTAACAGGTACGCTAACTGATCCTGTTCCTTCAACAAAACCTATAGCAGATGTTATCGACAATCCAGTTGGTGCTACTGCATCATTAGGAACAATTACTGTTCCTTGGTTAGAAGTTATTTCAAATCCTGTAACCTCAGCAGTGTTAGAAGTAACTGCAACTGCGGTTCCTTGTTCTGATGTAATTTGTTGTCCTGTAACTGATACATCTTCGTTCGGTGCAACTGCGGTTCCTTGTTCTGATGTAATTGTAAATGTTGGTAAACCAAATACTTGATCTTTTGGATCAATAACTCCAATAGCTGCCGTAACTGATAAACCTGTAATGCTTACTGAAGCATCGATAATAGGAAGTGCTGTTCCTTGATTAGAAGTAATTGCAAAACCATCTGGTTCATTAACTACACTTATTACATTTGAAACTGTTCCTAATGTAGAACTTATTTCTTGACCTGTTAATTCTAATGAAGCATTACCAGAAATATCTAATGAAGTATTTAATGTAGATGAAACTTCAAAACCAGGAATACTTAAAGTGATACTAGATAGATCTCCCCAATTGTTTTCTCCCCAAACTAGTCCGCCCCAACCTGTATTTATTTCTGCAGTAATTGTTATAGAAGGATTATAAGTAGAACTTATTTCAAAACCTGTTATGGATACAATTTCATCACCAACATCGCCCCAAGATCCACCACTTCCCCAAGCTTCGGCTCCCCACCCTTGAGTTAAAGTAGTAGCTTCGTTCCAATTAGCCTGTCCCCAGGTTAATCGGCCCCATCCAGAAGAAACGTCGGGCACTGGACCCTCCTTATGCTAATCTTATGATTGCGTTCGATGAATCGTTTGCAGGAAACTGTATTTCGAAAGTTCCGTTAGTTGCAGTTTTATCAGAACCAAAAGCGATAATACAAACAGAGTCAGTTGTACCTGAACCACCATCTGTTGTTGTGTTATAAATCATTGCACCATTTGCAGTGAATGAAGCTGATGTCCATGAGATATCAGAAAAATCTGTAAACGCAGTTGTTGAAGTTAAACCAACTCCTGTGTTTGTTAATGCTTTACCACCAGCAGAGTATGCTGATCCAGATGTATTTGAAATTTCGTTTGAAGTTGAATAGTCAGTTGTTGCTGCACCTAAAGATGCTGAACTTGTAAATAATGCTATTTTAAAAGTATGACCACCAGACCCTGAAGTATTGAAGTCATGTTTACCTTGTAAAAGTTCTTGTTTAAAACTTGAACATATTGCCGATGTTATTGCCATAATTTATCTCCTATTAAGGTGTCGGTGAAGGAACTTTAATACGAACTGTACCGTCCGTGTAGTCGTCCCTTTTACGTCTACCAAGTTGTTCTGCTGCGAACTTCTCTACTTCTTGTTTATATTTATTTTCATATAATGTCAACATATCTGTTGGACCTTTTAAATAAGAAAATGCCTCCACTAAGCAAGCATATAATAAGCCATTTGGAAAATATTGACTCACATAAGTTGTAGTATTTGAACCGGATAATCCAGTTGGAATTGCTTCATAATGTATTTTAAATACGTACGTGTTATCTGGTGCAGGAGATAAAAATAATCTTCCTGAAGTAGTGTCACTTACACCTGTTGCTCCACCAAACATAGCATAGTATTTTGGCTGTGCTCTAGCTGAAGTTTCTGTGGATGGCTGGTATTCTTGTAAATAAGATTCATCTTTTTTCTCTAACCAAACATTATTACCTGTTGAAGCAGAAGTTGAATCATAGACTTGTACACCTTTTACAAATAAAGTTTGAGCTGGTACGTTAATTGTATTTTGTCCTGTGACTAAATTACCAATAGATTGTTTTTTATATGCATCTAATGGTACATCTCTTAAAATTCTAAGTTCAGAATTTTCAATAAATTGATCTGTAATAGTAGCAGTTAAAACATTTGTATCTGTTTCAGTATAATTTTGAATTGCTGTTGTTAATGTTGCGTATGTAAATCCTGCCATATTATAACTCTACATTTAATGGGCCTGCTTGGCAACCATTTCCTCCGCCTGAATAAGTATTAAGCCAGACACTTCCTTGATCATTAGTTTTTAATTGATATCCATTATAATTAGTAACGGAAGAAGGTTGTCCTGTACTTGAAGAAGTTGTTGTATTTAAAGCAGTAACTATTCTTGCACCAATAATTTTTGCTCCAGCTGAGTGGCTACCTGCGATAGTATTTTCAGGAGTTGAACCTCTAAAAACTGCGTTTGTTCCTCTAGTTAAACCAGACAATGTTTTTGTTCCATTATTATAACCTGTGTATTGAATAATTTCATTTTGATAAGTTCCTATTTTTAAAGCGTCTGAAGTATCTGATGAAGTTAAAACTTTTTCAATCATTATAAAACCACCGTTTAAATAAAAATCTAAATCAGGGTCAGTTACAACTAAAGAAGTAGCTGTAGCATTTATACTTGCTGATAAAGTAGTTGTAAGCTCTGTGTTTTGAATAGGAACTGCATCACCTGATATGGATAAAGGTAATTCAAGAGTCATTAATCTTACATAGTCTCCAACTTGTATTCCACTATCGGGATGAGAAACACTATATACAGCTCCAATTCCACCTCCAGCATTTTCTGCTGTGAAAGGATTAGTGGGTAAAAAATCTGCTGTAGGTAATTCTGTTCTTGCAGGTCTTGCTTGAGGTAAACCCTGACCATCAGCTCCTACAGGTTTTGGTTGTAATTGTGGTTGCTTCGGTTCGTATTCTGAAATATGAACTCTTGCACCATTCCATTCTCTAACCATTTCTTTATATGGAAAAGCCATACCTGATCTATCTGATATAAACTGGGCGTATTTACCTTTTGAAAACGCTGTCATTATGTTCCTGGATAATAAGTTTTAGGTGTTATGAAAGAACTAGAAGAAGATCCATCTTCTTGTAAAGCTCTATTTAGTTCATCTTCGTATAACAATTTCATTTGTTGAACTAATTGTGGATTAAATTTTTGTGCTAAATAAAAAGCTAAACCAGATGCCATGCAAGGTACAAATCTATAAGGCACATCGGTTGCATTCGTATAGCTTCCTGCATCTTGAATTCTTTTTACGTAATAATAATTAACTGTGTGTCCAGCTTGAGAACTTCCTGGAGTTAAATATAAAGTTACTGTAACTTTATCAATAAATCTTTGAACAAAATATTGTGTAGGTGTTCCTTCAGAAGTTTTATTTGAAAGACCTTGATATGTTGATCTATTAATTTTTGTAAGAGGTGAATCAACATTAGAAGCATTTCTATACACAGCTTCTAACACATCATCAACACCGTAAACAGCTGTAGCACTTGAAGTGCCATCCGCTGTAGATCTAAACATAGTATATTCAGCTTGACCATCCACTAATGTAAATGAGTTATTTGCAACTTCCCAATAATGAAGTCCTCTGTTTCCCCACTCTTGAAACATTATATTTAAAGAACGTCTTGCAAGTCGTAACTGATTTCCAGATACACCTTGCATACCTATTCTTTCATAAGCTTCTTCTATTATTTCATCAATAGCAAAAGTCTTATCAAAAGTAGTTGTGCCCGAGGTAGTGTTAGCCATTAAGCCTCCTAGCCAGTGTATCCGATAGTAACAGATCCTGATCCAGTTACATCTGCGTAGATAGTATTTTCAAATCTAATTCCGTTTCCAGGCATATACATATCTAATCCTTCACTTCCAAAAGTAGATTCAAATACAATATTTCCAGATGCAGTTGCTGCATCATAAAGTTTTATATTTGTAATACCTGTAGCTTGAATGTATGTAACTCTAGCAGG